CCGTCAGTTGATGGTTGGTTTTACATTACCACTTATTGCTGTTGGCTCTGCTGCAACAAAATCATTTATGCAGATGGAAGCACAAGCACTTAAATTTAGAAAAGTTTATGGAGATTTATTTACACCAAAGGCTGAAACACAACAGGCCCTTGCAGACATACAAGAACTAGCAAAACAATTTACAAAATATGGAATTGCCGTTGCCGACACTGTTGGTCTTGCAGCAGATGCTGCAGCAGCAGGTTTTCAAGGCATAGACTTACAGCGTCAAACAACAGAAGCAACAAGACTTTCTGTTCTTGGTCAAATTGATAACCAGCAAGCACTTGCAACAACTATTGCTCTTCAAAATGCTTTTAGTATTTCAAGTGCAGATTTAGCACAAAACATTGACTTTCTTAACGCAGTTGAAAACCAAACTGTTGTATCTCTTGATGATATTACAACTGCTATTCCAAAAGTAGCGCCAGTAATCCAGCAACTTGGTGGAGATGTAAAAGATTTAGCATTCTTCCTTACAGCAATGAAGGAAGGTGGAATTAACGCATCAGAAGGTGCTAACGCACTCAAGTCTGGTCTTGCATCTTTAATTAATCCAACAACTAGAGCAAAAGAAATGCTTTCTGGACTTGGAATTGATATTGTTGGCATTGTTGAAAAAGACAAAGGAAACTTAAAGAAAACTGTAGTTGATTTTGCAAAAGCACTTGATACTCTTGCTCCACTCCAAAGAGCACAAGCAATTGAGCAAATGTTTGGCAAGTTCCAGTTTGCTCGTTTGTCAACATTATTTCAAAACGTAACAAGAGATGGAACACAAGCATCTCGCGTACTTGAACTTGCTGGATCTTCAGTATCAGATCTTGCAAACCTTTCAAACCAAGAATTAGGTAAAACTGCAGATTCTGCAATGAACAAATTTAAGAAATCTGTTGAAGATCTTAAAGTAGCCATTGTTCCAGTTGGAGAAGCATTCCTAAAAACAATAACTCCAATTATTGAATTTATTGGAAATATTGCAGAAAAATTTGGCAATCTCTCAGATGGAACAAAAAAAGCAATAACCATCATGATCACTGTTATTGGTGGTCTTGGTCCAATTCTACTTATGACCTTTGGCTTACTTGCTAATGGTGTTGCAAATATTATTAAACTTTTCCTTACCCTCCGTACAGGGTATCAAAAATTAACTGGGCAGTCACAAAATCTAGGTGAACAAACTCAGTATATGACTAGTGAGCAGATAGATGCAGCCGCTGCAGCACACTCACTTAATCAGGCACATGCAACCCTTACCCAACAGTTTACAGTAGAGGCAGAGGCCCTTCAAAGGCTTATAGCAGCCTATACAGCAGCCACAACAGCAGCAGCAAGGTTTGCAGGTACAAATCCTGGAATGATGGTTCCACCAAGAGCAAGAAAGAAGTTTGCAAACAACGGAATTGTTCGTGGTCCAGGTGGACCAAAAGATGATCAAGTACCTATTATGGCTTCTAATGGAGAAGCAGTAGTTGACGCAGCAACAGTAAATGCAAACAAACCATTAATTGATGAACTATTAAGTACTGGAACATTTAAGCCAAAGGTGGATGTAACTGGAGCACCAGGAAATATTGCAAGAAGTTCATTTAGTTATAGTGGTGTAAATCGTCTTATCAGGGGACAAGGAATGCCAGGTGCAACTGTTGGTGGACTACCGCCAAGCAATGTTGGATCAATGGTTGCAGATGGATTAAAGAAAATAGATGCAGAGAAAGTTCAGTTTGCACATGTAACAGATAGAGTTGTTATTTCCCTTGATCAACTTGTAGCATCTTTAGATCAACTTCCAGAAGCAGTTAAAAAAGCAAAAGCAGAGATGATTGCCAAGGTTAAAGAATTGCAAATGTCATTTGGTGGTCAAACACCAGTGAATGTTTACTCTGGTTTAGGATTCTCGCAATCAGCAGAACTAAATAATGCAATGCAGAAAGATCGTCCAGTTTCAGCACAATCATTTTTAGATGATTTTACAAAACGTGGTGCACAAAAATGGCAAACATCGTTAGAAATTGGCGGAACAACATTAGATGCTGTTAATGAAGAACTAAAAGGATATGATGCAGCACTTGCTAAGGGTGTTCAAAATATGCTTGACTTAGATAAAGATGTAGAAATAACATCTTCACAGTTTGCAAAACTTGAAAAAGAAGTTAGAAGTTTATTGCCAGAAGGATCACAATTAAAGGCAGCACTGGATTCCGCAGAATTAACCCTTACAGAGTGGAGATTAAACCTTACAAAAGGTATGGCTGAAACTTCTGGAATGTCAACATTCAAAAAACCTTCAAGTACAGATCCTTCAAAAATGTCTCCAAAACCATGGGTAACACTACCTAGTGGAAAAGAGTTTAGACTTGGAGGAGACCATGATGTGAGAAGACTTCCTAGTGGTATGGGTCCAATGCCTTCAGATGTTGTTGATAATATGATTCAGGCAACTAAAAAAGAAGCAAAGGTTCAATCTCCATCAAAGAGAACAATTCCAATTGGTGAAGATATTGCTCGTGGTCTTGAAGTAGGAATGGCAAACAGACAAGCAAATGTTGCTAAGTCTGGAGAAAGTCTTGCAAGTAATGCTGTATCTGGTGCACGTCGTGCCACAAGACCACAAGGTGCTCCAATGTCTCAAGTTTCATCACAACTTGTTTCTGCTCCACAAACAGAGCAGCAACTTAAAAAGTTTAGTGGAACACTAAGTCAATCAACACCAAGGTTATTAAAAATGAACAATGCTCTACAGGGTGGATCTTTTGCCTTGATGAGTTTATCTGGAATGGCACAAATGTTTGGCGGTACATTAGGAAAAGTATCATCAGTAATATTCAATGTATCTGGAGCACTATTTGCACTACAGACCGTAACCCAGTTATTGACACAAGCAAAGGCACTAGAGTTAATTCAATCAAGACTTGCTGTAGCAAAACAAGCAGCAGCATTTGCTAGTTACGGTACAGGCTTAGCAAGCAAGGTTGGCCCACTTGGAGCCCTATCAAGAGTTGGTCTTTTAATTACTAAGTTCTTAGGACCAATAGGAATTGCAATAACAGTTGTTTCTGCTCTTGTAGTAGGATTTAAAATGCTTCGTGATGCACAGGAACGTGAGCGCATTGCAATAGAAGGTCTTGGAAATGCGGCAGAACTTACTAAGAGTAAAATGGAAGCCCTTGGTAGTTTCTTTGGTGTTGTTGCAACAAAGTCAGCATTTGAAAGAGGCAAAACTGCAAATGCAGGAGAAGTCCAGGTTGGATCACAGACAAGAACACAACTTGAATCTTTAAAGGCTGATAAGGGTTTTCAAGGAGCCTTTGCTGGAGATATTAAAGCACTTAAAGGTGCAACTGATAAGCAGGCTCAGTTAGTATTTGATTCCCTTGCAATTGATCTAAAGGGCAAGGGCTATGCAGCAGAACAGATTCAAACAATTATCACTGCTCTTCAAGAAGAAGCAGGCAAAACAAATGTTAAATTTGATGTTAAGTCAATAGATGTTTCAACAAAAGAAGGCCAAGACAGAATGGCAAAAAATGTTGAAACTTTAACAAAGTCCCTTTCCAATAACCTATCAAAGGGAATGCAAACAGTTTATCGTTATGTATATGATCCAAAACAACAAAAAATGATTTTACAGCCATTTGTAGAACTATCAAAGGGCGCAAAGAAAAACCTTAATCTTGTATCTAAATCTATTACATCAATGTTCTCTGGACTATCTGGACAACTTGAAGCAGGAGTTATTACCGCTGATCAATTTGATAGCGCATTTGTAAGAATTTCAAATACAATTAGCGCAATGCCAAAAGCACAAGCCCTTGTCTTAATGGAAAATCTGCTTAGTTCTTTGCCAGAAAAACTAAGAGCGTCTGCTCTTGGAATTGGAAATATTTCAAGTCAACTTCTTCTTCTTAAAGCACAGGCAGCAGGAGTAGCAGTTACTGCAGAAATTATTGCAGCAATGACTACTGCTGAAAAAGCATCAGGCCCTAATGCAGGTGGAAGAAAGAAAAAAGCAAATGAGACTATTGCAGACTTTGAAAAAAAGATTGCCGCTGCAGCCGCAGCATACAAAAAACTTAATGATGCATTTACTGCTGGGACTGTAACTGGTGGAGGCGGTGGCTCTGGAGCAGACACACTTTCAAAGGAAGCAAAACTTACAATTGCTAGACTTCAAAAAGAACTTGACGGACTAAAGACAAAACGTGACATTATTAATGAAACTAACAATGAATTAAAACGTCAGTATGACTACCAGCAAAAATTAATGCAACTATCTAAGGATGCCGTACAAGCAAAAATTTCTGGCGACTATATTGGTGCAGCAGTTCTGGGATCACAAAAATCATTTGAAACTGGGCAGTTCAATAAAGAAACAGATAACCTTGCTCTTGATAAAAAGATCATGATGCTAGAAAATAGAATTTCAGAACTTCAGGCTAATGCTAGAGTTAGTGCTGCAGAAACATCACTTAATAAAGCAAAGGCAAAAGGCAAGTCAATGGGTGGTCTTATTAAGGGACCAGGAACAGGTACCTCTGATTCTATAATGGCAAGAGTTGGATATGCAAGAGGTGGAATCATTGGCGTATCCAATAATGAATATATTGTTAAAGCAGCATCTGTTCAAAAATATGGTGTTGGTTTTATGAATGCAGTTAATAATCAACAACTTAGCCCAGTAAGCGCACTCTCTTCCTCATCAGAAGGCGGCACAGTGTATAATATTGATATGGTTATCAATGGTGGAGATGCAGTAACAATTGCGGACCAAGTAATCAGAAGACTTAAGATTGAAACATCAAAAAATAATAAATCAAATATGGTGAAAATGTAATGGCATATAAAATTCAAGCGGGAATTCAAGTCTCCCTTAACGGCTCAACTTGGTATAAACTAACAGATCATAATAGACAGGCTGTTCAGATAGACGTAGAATTAATTGAGAATCAAAGCCGTATGGCTAATGGAGCAATGAGAAAATATGTTGTTGCAAAAAAACATAAGATTTCTACCTTCTGGACATTTTTGCCAACAAAGACGGCAGAGACTGCAGATGGTAACTATGGCGCTGCATGGATGGAATCATTCTACAATGCTAATGCAGGTGTACCTATTTATGTAAAGATTATTGAGTCTAAACTTAATGCCGATCCTGCAGCAGGAGCAATTCCAGATGAGTCGGGGACTAACTTTAAAACAGCACAAACAGAATCTACAGTAACAAATGCAACGGGGTCTAGAACATATAATGCATTTATAACCTCATTCTCAAAGACACTATCAAAAAGAACCTCTGTAGCAGACTACGTAGATATAAATATTGAGTTTACGGAGATCTAATGCTAACGAACTTAAGTTCTTCAGTATTCTCCAATTCTGATTCAATAGGCATGGTGCCCGTCGTTTCTGCAGAGTGGAATCATAATTTATTTAATCCACCATTTATTACTACCGCTAATACTGGCGTTTCACTTTCTACATCTTTTTCTACTTCTTCTAGCACCGTTTCTGATTCTAACGATATACAAAAG